ATTGTTAAAAATGAAATTGAATTGTCAGCAGATAGTTTACTACATACAAAACCGACAAGAGTTGAAACACATAAAGAACAAAACTATTTAGTATATGAGTTTGACAATAAAGAACTATAAAAAGTTAGAAAGTTGGTCGCATCACTATAAAGAGTTTATGATAGGTGATGTAATTGAAACCGAAACGGAATATACTTTTAGAGTTGCGTATAATAAGGCACCTTATACAATAGTAATATTTAGACAGGGAACAATAATAAACGAATATGAAATAGTATTAAGGGATGGATTGAATACGGTACAATATTGTAGAGATTGGATTGCAGGTAGAAAATTAAAATCATTTGAACTAACTGCATTAATATTTGAATCATTGATAGTAAAATGTAAACCAAAAGCACAGCAAACAACGGGTAATACAAACTTTAATAACCCGTTTTAGACAAACAAAATAAAAATTATGAAAATAGAATTAGGATTTAGTTTCTTAAGTAAAAGAGAAACCTTATTAGGATTGGAATTAACGACACATAACGGAGTTACCGCAGAGACCAACGGTTTATATAATGAACGAGTTGTAGAATTTAGTATTGGTATTGTATTTGCAATATTAACGATAGGATTTGTTTCAATCGGTGAAAAATTAGACATACCTGAAATGGAAAATGTAAAGAAGGCAATCAAAGCATTTGAAAACGAAATTGACAATACAAATGTATCATAGGCAAACTATATTCTATGTAGTATGTATAATGTCAGTATACATATTTTATTTATATACCGAATACATTAAAAGGAAAAACAAATAAAAATTATGGACCAGTTAATAGGAGCTTACAAAGAGTTTATTGTAATTGAAAGGAAAGTATTAGACGATTTAATTGAATACGCTGATGAATTAAAAGATGAGCCAGGTATTCATACACAAGGATTGAGTAAAGGAATTGCGTATACTGTTAATAAAATAAAAGAGAATAACATATACAATAAAGATTTTGAAATTAAAAGTTAAATTATGTTAACGATACAAAACTTAAATAAGTTAAACCATAAGACATTGGGCAAGAAAAACTTTTATGTTGCAAGAATTGAGGAACAATTTAATATTGATAATATAAATTATGCTGCAAGTGAATATCAATACAAATTTGAATTATCTAATATGAAATATGCAATAACTGTAATATTGAATAGAGAGCCGGCACAAAAAAATGAATTGGGAACGTATTTCAAATTACATAGTAGCAACGGACGCATATACTATATAACACAAAAGGAAATTAGTAACATGGATATATTCATTGACAAATTAAGATATGTCGCATTAGGTTAAATAAAATAAATTATGAATTGGTTTAATGATGTAAAGGACATACGAGTTGAATTATATAATGAATGGCAGAGTAGTGGGGATATAAACAAAAGAAAATATCTTTTAAATAAATTAATGGAAACGCACCCGGAAACTATTGACTACCTTTGGACTACGGCAATGGGGATTTATGGTGAGCATAGAGTTTATTTAATTAAGATACAATATAAAGGAATAGACTATATTAAAGTGGGTTATACAAAAAACACAATTCAACAAAGATTCAGTGAAAAAAGATATAACGGAGCTGAGGATTTTAAATTGATTGAAATAATAAAGGAGCAAAAACTACAAGCCGGCGGAGCAGTTGAATTTGAAAGGTATATAAAGTCTAAAATAGAGACAATACAAACTGAAATGAAAATGCCTGGAAAAGGTGAATTATTTGAAGTGAATAAATTAAACGAATTGATTGATTTGTGGGATAGTAGTGTAAACGATTATGTTAATGTAGTAAAGATTAAAAGCCCGAATTAATACGAAACCACAAACCACGAACCGAAGGGGCGGGGGTTGGGGGCGAGTCGTTTTAGGAAATTTTTTTGATAGTCATGCAAAACTAAAATAAGATAATGAAAAAACAAAAGGCACAAATACAAAAGATAGTAAAGGAATATAAGGACGCAACTACAAAGGAAATCTGGGAAGGTTTTAGGGATAACTTTATATTTGGATTTTTGGGTGCAACCCTTGTAGTGTTTATTGCAATGAAAACTGATATCGCAGTTCTATTGGCATATTTTAGTTATTACTTTTTTATGGCAAAGATAGTTAATAGACCAAAATATGTAACGGACTTAGGAAAAATGATAGTGTTTCCGATACCCTCTGCGTTGGGTGCATTTACGGGATACAAATTGTCCTATGTAATATTAGAGTTATTAAAGTAAATTTGAAAGTAAGATAAAATAAATTCAGCAAACAATGATTAAGATAGTAGTATTAATGATAGGATTTATAACGATAGGTATAATGACTATAATACAAAACAGGAAGAGGAATAAGAGAATAAAGGAATTAGAAAAAAGATTAACTGATTACTATATACAAAGAGAGGAAAGGTTAAAGAGTAAGGGATTAATAAACGATTAAGATATGAATAGTAATAAGGAACTAACAAAAGATGTAATAGAAGGGGTAACCTTTGTACTGTGGGTAATTGCAATAGTAGGTATGTTATGTGTATTATATGAAGTGAAGGAGTTACGAGAACTTACAAAGGATGCAAGTAACTTTAGAAGTATAACAATGAGAAAGTAAAAGGGGCCGGGGAAATCAATGTCGGTTAGGTAAATTTTTTTGATAGTATGAGTAAAAAAGTAGAACAAAGATATTGTAAAGAATGTAATCTACCCGTTGGAAAGGGTAAAAGTTTATGCGTCTCATGTAAAAAAGAATTAAAAAGAGAATGGCATAAAAAGAATCATATATTACATACGGGGTTTACAATGGAGCAAGAAAATCAATTTCTGCAACAATGTGTAAGTAGTGGAATAGAGACAACGGGGTTAATACAAAAAGAATATAAGCGAATAGGTAAAAAAAGTAGGTCACAAAGTTGGTTAATCAAAAGGTTAAAAGAGTTGGGTATATATAAACTACCAACGATTGAAAGCGTAGTAGCAATTAGAGACAAAGAGTTACGAGAGCAAACATATAAAACAATAAGTGATTTAGGATTTACCCTACATACCGATAATATCAAAAGAGAAGATATAAAGGTAAAATGTAATGAGTGTAATACAATTGTAAGTTGGTATACAATGCGTCGCAGAGGTTGTAATAATTGTATAACAAAACAAAGAATAGAAAAAAGAATCAAAAACGAAATTGAAATACGAGATAATAAAAATTCAGCAAGGATTAAAGAGTATACAAGTAGAGTAGAAACACTAAAAGAATTTATACATAGTAATAGGTATAAGGAATATACTAACTGGAAAGAAACACCTGTTATTAAAGAATATACATTTTATAATGATAAGCATGGTATAGAGTATAGAGACAAAGAGTTAACAAAAGAATTAGATAGGATAAGTTATTATGTATATAGGACTGCTAATTCAAAGTGTCCTGATAAACCAATTAAGAGGGGTTATAAGATATGCAATCTATGTATAGAACATAAACCTATAAAAGAATTTAAGAGACACACTAACCAATGTAAGGAATGTGCAAAAGAATATAGGAGAATACACCTGTTACCCAATGAAATAAAAAAACTAAAAGAAAGGTATAATACTGACCCTATATTTAAGTTAAACGAATTAATAAGGCGATATGTGTATGGAGCACTGAAAGGTAAACCAAAAACCCGTAGAACAAAAGAAATATTGGGAATTGAACCTTATGAATTTAAACAATACATTGAAGCAAGATTTGAGGATTGGATGTCGTGGGATAATCATGGATTAGGTGAGGGTAAGTGGCAGTTGCAACATATCATACCAAAAGACTTTGCGATTAATGAAAAAGAAAGTTACTTAATTAATTATCATAAGAACTTTATACCAATGTGCGGAATATCAAATGGTATCTTAAAGAATAGAATATTGAGTGAACAATTGAATGAGTGGCATAATACTGACAAAGGAATACAAAAGATAATCAAACGGAATAAGGATAGTATTATAAGTGAAATAGAATTAAGTAAGGTATTACCTGTTATAGTGAGGGAAATAGATACTAATAAGATAAAACAAAGTGAACAAAAATTAACTCAATGGTTTGCGTATTAGTATATCAAACGATACCATGTCAAAATAAATAATTTAGTGTTAATTTGTGGGTGAAAGTGGTAAATTGTGTTAAAGAGTGTCAATAGTTAGTATGTGTCATATTAAAATCGTTACATACTTACACACTACAAAGAAACCGAAACCCTATATAAGTGTATCAGTAAGATAGTTTATATCCCACCCATGCGTTCTGCGATTGAATTTTTTTCCTGTATAAAAAATAATAGACCAAAAGAATTTCTGCGATTAGTTATTTGAACAGAATTATTTACTGCGAAGTGATTTTTATTCCCCTAAAACCCTTACTGGCATTGAGTTGCCGGACAGGCGCACTTTAACTATTAAGATACAAAAAATAATCGGCATTGCCAAATCCTTACTGGCATTGAGTTTCATCTAACATACTGAATGATTTATTAGATATTATTTAATTCAACGTGGACTTAAAATAGATAATCTTTAAAATATACTGGATTCATTAGAAATTTATTAAATGCATAACTGGTTGATAATCAATGTGCCGGCGTAAAGCACTGAAAATCAACCAGTTATGAGGGTAAAATTCTTTATTGAGTATCAGTGCGTTATACATATTTTTTTTTATAATGCCATAACTCGTTGATTATCAATAAAGAACTTTTAGTAAAAATTTGGTAGATTCCCGAAATTGTCGTAATTTAGTGTATTGGGTTGAGAGAGAGACCTATCACATTAAAAAAAAGTAATATATGAATAGTAGAAACACAAACGAATTTAATCAATTTACGGAAACTGCGTATAATACGAGCCGTAACGAAAAACCTCAATATAAGAATTTTGCTGCGAGTAAAATGTCTCAATCGGTTAAACCCAATTCAATTGTTGAATTTACGGACTTTATGGGTCGTAAACATATTGTTGCGGTTCGCAATAATACCGAATTGAAAAAACAAATGAAGTTTTTTGGTATGTTGAAAAAAGAGTCTGCAACGATTAAACAAATTATTTCGGAATATCCTATTAAGTTAGGTCAAATTGAAAAACGATTTGTTGCCGAATGTAAAAGAGAGTTAAAAGCTTTCGGTTTGACAAAAAGAGCCATTGATATAGTGTTAGGATAATCTAACACTATTTTAGTTAATAACCATTAAAAGTAAAGTAATATGAATAAGAGTAAAGTAAATGTAAAGAGTAACTATAAGATAAAATCAGTTACAAAGGAATTGAAGTTAAAAGAAAATAAGTATGAGCCATACGACTACATACTATATAAGGTAACGAGTCCGAATAAGGATGTAAAGTATTTCAGTAGTAAAAAGGACGCAACCGCATATGTGAATAAACTAACTGATAACAAAATGTTAGTCGTAGATGCGTTCAAAGAAATCAAACGATTAGAGAATATGAAGTTACCAATTAAAACAATATAACAATGATAGGAATAGTAATCTTTTTGAGTGTGGTATATATCGGACACACATTAAACTTAACCGATAAGGATATTAGATTTGAGGACATTAAAATTAAATAGTATGAATAGAAAGAAACGAAACGATAGAAACCACATAGTATACGAAATAGTGAATACTGAAAATGGTAAAAGTTATATTGGTATTACTGCGGCTATTGGTAGACGTTTCCACTATTCTGCAAAACTACGATTACAAAAACATTTCAGTCGAGCTCGTAAAGAGAATAAGAACTGGGCATTGTATAACGATATGAGAGAGTATGCACAAGAGGTATACGAATTGTTTATAGTCAAAGTAATAAGAGGAAAAGCTGCCGCACACCAATACGAAACAAAGCAATTACAAAAGTTTCATTATGAATTAAATTCAACACATTAATATGCAAAGGTCAATACCCTGGTATCCATTCAACGAAGTAATTAAAAACATTAAAGTAAAGTAATATGAGTAAGAGTAAAGTAAAAGAAATTAAGTTAGGTAAGAGAGGTTATAAAGCCGTAGTAAAGAATAAGAAATTCAACTTTGGTGATGGTAAGCACATTTACGAAGTCATTGAGTTATCAGGTCCCAAGATGGACAAACCCCGTATCTTTGTTGACGAAACATCGGTGCGTAAGTATATAGGTGAGTTAGAAGTAGAAACTAAAATGGATAAGTTAGAGAATAGCTTAATCAAAAATGTATTGAGCAAGAAGGATAAAAAAGAAGTCCTTGCGTCCAAAGAGTTAAGCGACATGGTGCCGGCGTTAGAGGTATTAGTGGATGCGAACTTTAGAGACATGAATGCAAGAAGGCCGGAAGATACTGATAAATAATTAAACACCATTAAAACAATAATATGAATAAGATAACAAACACACCAAATCATTTAATTGACCCGATTGATACACCAAACGAAATTTGGGAAGAGAAGGTAGGATATGATTCAGCAAACAAAAGAATGATTGCTAAAGTATATAAACACTTATACAATGTGATGACATTAGTAAGTAAACCATCGTGGACATCAATCATTAGGGAAATGTTAATTGAGGACGGCAAGATAGGTAAAGTAAGTATAAACGGATACTATTCAACTATTCGCAAGAACTTAAAAGATATCGGAGTTATCCAATACAACGGACGCAAAGGATTGAGTAAAGGCCCTAATTGGGATAGGTTTTATGGCAATGAAGATTGGAATTGGTTTAGAACTAATACCAATAGTGGTGGATACGGAACTATAATAAAATAAATTTGGTAGTGTCAAAAATTTGTCGTATATTGTATATAACAAAGAGACATTAACACAATAAAGATACAAACGAAGCTGAGGTAAAAGCGACCCGCCTCAATGGAGTTTGAACAATTAATAATTAAAGGGAAGCAAAAAAATAACATGGCAAAGAAAATTGCAACAAAGGTAAACTATCAGGTAACAGAATTAGTAAACAACTTAAACGAAGCTGCTACTACTATTAGTGAACAAAAGAGAGACTTTTATACAACTAAGGCTCTTTATAACGCAAAGCGTTTATCATCTATTTTGAATAAAGCAAAAGTAGGTGCGATGGCATTAGTGTTAACTTTGGGTATGGTAGCATGTGGAACTGCATCGACTGAAGTGAAAGCTGATTCAACTGCAGTGGATTCTACAAAAGTAGATACAGCAGTAGTAGCTCCAGTAGCTGATACTACATCAGTAGTAAAATAATTTAGCACGAGGTTGTAAAGATTCCATAGCAATATGGTTGTAAAGATTCCTCGTCCTAATGAAGCGGTGAAGGTGTAATGGTATCCACACGGACGTAAAAGCCGCGGGAAGCATGATAGTCTCCCAGATTATAGGAGTTAGTTCAATTCTAGCTCACCGCTCTATATCAAAAGCATATTGGTTACTTTACAAATAGGTTATTCTCCGATTTACTTTACAAAGAAAGCTTTGATAGTTAACAAAGTGGCTCCCCAATAGAGCCACTTTTTTTATAACGAAATAATACGAATGATTTACTTAAACACAAAGGTTGAAAGTTTAGAGAGAAAGCATGCCGTAGCGATAGCAAATATGGCATTGCGCTGGTGCCGGAAAAATATGGGAGTGAACAATAGAAAAAAATATCAACCCGTATGGTCAGTCCGCATAGGATGGGATAGTGATTGTGGTGAGTATGATGCTACTGATAATGAGGTGCACATATACTATAACAATTGCTATGATGTAAGAGAGCTGATAGGCACTTGCATACACGAATGGACACATCAATTACAACCGATATTAACAAAATACGATGCTTACCCCGGTACATACAGTAGAAACCCGTATGAGAGGCAAGCAAGAAGAAACGAAGATAAATACACAAAGCCCTGTTGGGCACATATAAAACAAAAAGCAAAATGGATTACGCAATACACAAACTTAAACAAGACGAGATAGTATTAATGAAGAAGATTAAATCATTGCAAGACGGTAAACCTAAATGGGCAGCGTCAAAGCAGTTAGATGAAATCAGGTCCGCAATAGCTTTATTAGAGAGATACAATGAGATGTCTGCAGAAGATATGGAGAATGAAGATGAATATCTAAAACAAATCTTTGAACTACATCCTGCAAAGGCTAAAGCTTAGTCGGACAATCTTAATAAAAATAAATTCAGTTAAGTTATAAAACATAGTAGTATGAATAGTATAGTAGACACAATACATAGTATAGACATAGAGAAGTATAATAATATAGAGAAACAAAGAGAGAAGGTATTAAACGATAAAAAGTTTCAACAATGGTGCAAAGAGATGCATATAGGTAGTAGGGTAGAAGTGAAAGATTATAGAGCTACTGAACTAATGCAACAATATACTAACTATCCTAAGTGGGTAGCGAGTATGTTTTAAAAAGAATATGGTTTGTTTAATTCATAGGTTCGTTTATTTATTTTAATTACAAGGAGCTCCCGAGAGGGATGACCCGATAGCAGGTGGTAGAGCTATCGGGTTCTTTGTGCTTGCGCATGCCGTAAGAGTGGTGCACTGAATTACGTGTAGCTCAAAAAAAGACGAGCGTGTAAAATCGGGTCGGATACGTGCGAATACCGGGGACCAATTTTTTTGCTATGGACGCAATTTTGACATGATGTATGATACACACAAAGTGAAATTAACTGTTTTTCTTTTGCCTAAGTGATACTTATTTATACGATATCGGAATTGGTTGACTTATTTTTTAACCAAACTAAATTAAATATGGAAGTATTAGATTTCGTTTTACACTTACCTTTTTGGATAGGTGTATTAGTAGGGTGGAAAGTTTTACCTTACGCGATTGGATTCATCAAAAGGTTTATTAAATTATAAACGAAAGCCCTCTACTTAAAATGTAGGGGGTTTTTTTATTCAAAGATATTTATTGGTATGTTAAAAGAAGATACCTTTATAAAAACAGCCTCGGACTTTGGATGCGCAACAGGCGTAGCAAAGATTATAGGATATACTACATTAAAGAAAGAAAAGACTATAATATCAAAAGAAACCTATAACGTAGTAAATGAGGAAACAATAGTTAATGATATAATCAATATACTAATAGAGGAAGGTGGATATGAAGAATGTATGAGAAAGATATTGATGGAAGAAAGAAAGAGGAATGGCAAAACAAAAAAAGTTACAATATATAAAAAGATAATGAATTGGTATGATACTAGAAGTAATTAATAACCCACAAAGGTATAGTAGAAAAGAAAACGTATGGTCGGTAGACGCATCATCGGGTTCGTTAAAGACTATCCCATATACATTCCCAGCCGCAACTAAAGAATTAACACTACATCCGGTATTAGATGATACAATAGTAGTGATTATAAAGATAGAAGATGATTATTTTTGTTCACAAGAGTTGTATAACGACCTTATGGATTCAAAAAATGTAAATCCCCATCTTTGGTATGATGATGTAACGACGGTAAACACCCTATCAGGTTCGGTTATAATTGGTAATACACTTCCTATCATTGAATTGGATATACAATCAATACGAGAAACCGCAGAGATAGAAGGTATTATGTTACCTTTCTCAGGTGTAAAAGAAGTAGAGTGGATATACGATAGAAAAGAAGATGAAGATACTGGTATACCCGTTGCTAAAAAATTACTTCAACAATTAAACTATTCTTTAACCGATAGTACAGAGAGACCACCTGATGAATGGGAGTTATGGGATTTAAACCTTGCTGCTAACTATACTATTCAACAAATGCCTGTATTATCTCCTACTACCGATAAAGCCATTGTAGATAAGACGCTCCTTGCTAAAAATCTAGAAGAACTTCAAAAGAGAATCATTGCTCTAAGAAAAGACTTTAACGACATTAAAAGAATATACTATACTGGTAACGTCAAAGATAGTAGTATAACCTCAACACGCTATTCATCAACTGCCATAGGTAGTAATGCTCCTCAAACCGAATTAAAGGGTGAGAATGAGTCTAATGTAACATATAAGTCAACCGAACTGGTAAGTGTTGATAAGAATAGTGGTGATAAGAGAGCAGATGCATTAGATTCTACTATTACAAATAAGACTACGGAATTAAAGACCGAACTACAAGATACTAAAACTTCTACACAAGCTGCTCTAAATACACAAGCCGAAAATCTTAAACGTGCTCAAGCCGGTGACGCAGAAGCACAAAGTCAACTTGCCGCAGAGTTAAGAGCATCTAATCAAAGAACTGCAGAACTTGCTGCTAAAATTCCAAAACCTGCTAGATAATCTATATGGTTAAGAGATTATATGATATCTTTATTGTTATAATGATGTTTCCTCTCATTTTCCTTGCTGCCTGTGGTATATCTATCTATTGGGTGTGTAAGTTTCCGTTTTGGTATATAGAGAGGAAAAAATGGTGGAGAAACCCCAAATAAAGGTTAATATGAAAAATGTAAAATACTTTTTAGATTCTACAAATAAAGTAGTTATAATTGTTCCATTTAAACATGGAACTCGTTATTTGAAAAAACTATTTCCTTTAAACTATAATCTACCAATAAATGAAATATGTTCACAACCGGATTGGTTTGATAAATCGGTTTATTATTTGTATAGAGACCCAATGGAAAATTTGGTTTCTGCGTTACATACCGAAGTGGTGTGTTCATATGATTCTAATACACCAATTTCCGATATAGTCTTTTCTTTTTTTAATATAGATGGAGATGGAGATAGACTAAATGGTCATTGGAGTAGTGGTATATTGGAAAAACTATATAATCTTTATATCCAATGTAATGTTGATATAAAATTAATTGATTTAAAAAATCTTTCTACATTATTAATTTCATTGGGTTATAAGATACCTATATTTGATTACGAGGAATTTCAATTCAAAGGTCGTTCTAATTGGATGAATAAAGAAGAAATAGTAGAAATGATGAAATTAGATTATCCAATAGAATGGAACAAATTAATGGAAATAGTTAAAAGAGAAACTGAATTTTATAATAAACTATCAATGGGAGTTACAAAAAATCCATTGAAATCATCTATTGTGTCAAACTTACATCGAAATATAATATGAAAAAAGTTCTTGCAAAACAATTACGTCATTTTAAGTTTAAACGTGGTCCTGAAATAATTGCTCCTTTAAAATGTGGAACTCGTTTTATGGATAACCAAACTTGTTACCGAAAACCAAATTATTGTTCGTTTGATATAGAAGATATTGAAAAGTATGTAACAAAAGATACCATATTTGTATATAGAGATGTGACCGAACATATGCTATCCGGATTGGTTACCGACTTTGCTTTAAATTGTAAAGACCATACTTTAAATGACCATGTAAACCAATACCTATTGGGTAATGGTACTCATTGGAAATCTAACCTATATTTAAAATTATATCCTATATGGAATAAAGTAGGGTTTAAATTTATAGAATTAAAAGATTTATCTACACTATTTAAAGATGAAACACATAATCCTGATTTATATCAAGATAGGAGTTCGGTGGGTATAAATAATTTAACTGATATTTTAAAATTTATACCTCAAGAGTCACGAAATAGTTTAATGGAACTGGCTGGTTGGGATAGTTTTTGGTTGAGTAGAATGTTAAGAGATGAAAAGGATAGTGTACCTATGTGGGATTATAATCAATTAAAAACTAAATATGATTTGTTATTAACTTTTTTGAAAAATCACCAAACCCTACACAATTACTACAACTATCAATAGGGGATACTAAAAAATTTTCTTAAAAAACGACTTTGCCCCCCAACCCCCACCCCAATTTATATTATATGAAAAATGAAATAGAAAGATTATTTGTTATAGGTGATTCATTCGCAGCTCCATGCACTTATTCAAAAAATTGGTCTAATAATTCATTTTGGCCGGAAGTAGTAAGAAATGGATTAAACATTAGTAAATATAATACAACCATAGATGGTCAAGCAAACAGAGATGTACAAACGATTATAGACAATTGGATTAAATTAATTAAACATTTAAAAGAAACCGATTTACTTATAATTTGTTTACCATTTTTTCAACGAACAAGAATACCTGTTGAAAAATCTCATTGGATAACTAAAACATATAATGAAAAAATAAAAATTATAAACCGATTCTGCGGCCCTCAAATGGCAGATATTTGGAATATTGAATTTTGGGGTAAAGAATATACATCGGCGGAATGGATTAAAAAAACCGAAATACAACAAATAATAAATTCTACGGACGCTGCCATCTATAATAGTATAGAAATTATAGAAAATTTAATAGAATTAACACCATCTAAAAATTTTGTTTTTACATGGGATACTATGAGAATTAAAAGTGATTTTATATTTGATAAGATACAATTTGAAAGTGAGGTAGGAAAATGGCATACTTTAACTGACGAATGGTATGAAACCAATGGATATGTTGGACATAAAAATGACCATCATTGGAGTTCATCATACAACAAATTGTTTGGTAAGTATATTATAAAAAAATTTGGTATTGTAAAATATTTGTAGTATATTAGTTAATATAGTGAAAATAAATTACTATGAATAAAATAAGAGAAATTATAGGTTCGTGGATAATATCGTTTAATCCTTCACCTGAACAAAAAGAATTAGCAGAAAAACGATATGAGATATGTTTAGGATGTGAACATTATGGAAAAAATAGAAGAGTTACACAAGATGAATATTGTAAAAAATGTTTATGTTCTATTCAAAAAAAAGTATTTACAGAAAAAACAAAAAACTCATGTCCATTAAATAAGTGGTCGGACATAGATAGTACCTATATAGACACTATAAATAAAAAATCAAAATCAATAATTTAGTATTATTTAGTAAATACTTATATTTATATAAAACATATAAAAACTATGAAGGCACTTATAATTGGAACCGACTTCTTAAGAGATTCTGAAGGAAATTTAAAAATAATTGAAACAAATACTAATGTTGATGTTCATAATGAAATCATATTAAGCCTTGATTGGGTGACATTTAAACAATTTTTAATAGATAATTCTATTAATAATTTACATTTTATTTATACAGATGGTAATTTAATTTCAAATGAAAATATAGTTAATTATAAAAATCCTGAATTTCCGAAGACTTCTTTAAAAGATAAAATGTCAGAAATCATGGAGGAGTTAAGTGGAACATTCCAAATTCATATGCTTCCTAAAGGTTCTGTTACCGTTCCATTTATTGAGGATAATGATAATACTTTAATAATTAGAACATCGTATGATGCAACGGCAATTGTAGATGAAGAATATACTAAAGATAAGGTTAATTTTCATAGACTAATATCTAATGAATCATATTCTACAAATTTTTATTATAGTTCATCAATTGATACAGAATTAAATATTGATAAATTAATCGATTTACACACAACCGTTGGAAACACACCAAATTATATTGTAAAAACAAGACTACCACACACCGGTTATAATGTATATCCAAAATTTTATAAAATAGAATCATTAGAAGATTTAACAACATTGAAAACTTCGGTTACCGATTCGGAATTTATCGAAGAATATCACATAAATTCAGAAAATTTTATAAATGAGAAAATTGGGGTAATTAGAAGTTTAGATATTTTATATGGTGGTAATTTAAGTTGTTTACATTTGGGTTCATATACGATGACCGCTGGTATTAAGAATAATCAATTTGAAACTACATATGATGAAAATGGTTTAATGAATGCAAACAGTAGGATTTTATGGATGACTAAAAGTCCGGAAACCATGCTATATTCGAAACAATATATATTAGATGATGATACACCATTGTTATATCCTGATAATGTACTAAAATTACCAAATGAAATTTTGGTAGGAGACACAATCAAAACTATGAAATTTGATTGGATTCCTGAGGATGAGGGTACAATTGATAACCCAACATATCTACCAAATGTTAACTCAGGTAGTTACAACACAGATTTAACAACATTTACAACCGGGTCAACTGAAGTGGTACATATAAGTAGTGGAACCAGAACTACCACAATGATTAGAGTTACATTGGAAAATGGTATAGTATATGAAGATTTACCAACATCCGTTATGTATATTGAAGAATACGATACATTAAGAACTACTTTTTCAGATACCAATAGATTTAGAATAAATGATTCAATTGTATTTTATGATAGTAATAATACACTTACTAAATCTAAAATTATAGATTTAGAAATTGTTTATGTTAATAGAAAAGTTTATGAGTTAAACGTAGAACCGAGTGATGTATATTTGAGTTTGGCAGATTCTACATTAGGATTATTTTTTGTACAACATAACGCATGTGGTATTTATTGTTATGGTGGTTGCTTTCCCAAATACTACTGTGGTGATTGTCCGGGCTGTGCCGGCGGCGTAGAAAAATAAACTATAATTAAATTACTTATTTAAAAATAAAAATATGAAACCAAGAATAATTAAAAGTGAAATTGTTTTAACTAACTCAACCACAGACACAAACATAGTAACTATTATGCAAGAAGTTGCAAATCTTATATATGTAGATGTAACACAATAATACTATGAAACTATTTACCTTTGGTGATAGTTGGACGGAAGGTGTGGGTGGAAATCTAAGTGAAGAACTTAGTAAATCTATTGAATCGGAAAGGACAATAATACGACAAAAATATTGTTGGCCTAAACACCTATCGGATTTTTTGGATTGCCAATTTATTAATTATGGTGTAGCTTCTTTTTCAAATAACGCAATATTTAATTCAATTTGTTATCAATTAAAAAATGAAATCATCACCAAAGATGATTTTGTTGTTATTATGTGGTCATCATCTTTGAGAGACAATTTACCATTTTTTCCAAACGAAGATTCTTTACATATGTGGGGTGAACGATATAAGAGTAAACAACATCTAATTAAATATATCTTTGATGGTATTAATGGTAATAATGTAAATTATAATAGAGTAGAAAAGGAATTTAGATACTATTATATATCTAATTTATTTAGTAAACCATATTATGATATCGTAAATCAAAACTATATATTACACTTACAATTTATATTTAAACAAATGGGAATACAATATATTTTTTGTGATGCATTTGATACTATGATTAGTAAAGATATAATCGGTGAAGTTGATAATAGTAATTTAATTGATAATAGTAGATATTGGGGGTATAAAGAAAAAACATTTTCAAACTTTTTGATTGATTCAAAAAGGAGATACGTTTGGGAAGATAATAATCATTGGAACGAATCCGTAGCCGGCAAACATCCAAATAATATAGGATATAAATTAATTGCAGAAGAATTGTATAAATTTATATTAAAATCAAATTTAATGGAAACTGATATAAATAAAAGTAAAAATTATTTAATATAATGGAATTTTCTATAAATAAATTTTTTGCAAAAAGAAGGATGGAATTCTATGATAAACCTTTAAAAACTAATAAAATTGTTATATGAGAATTGCAATAGTATGTAATGGTAGGAGTGGTTCCACATCAACATTTTATTATTTAAAATGTTGTTTAGCTAGAGAACGTAAAAAATATGATTCTTTCTTTGAACCATTCAATTTTGCAAATCCGAATAGAGATGATACATACAATCAACTAAAATCAATTAATGAAATAATAAATAAAAAAAATATATTAATAAAAACATTTATAGATAGTGATAATTACCCATATGAATCTTTTAAAAGTGTGGAAGATTATTGGAAATGGTTTTATTCGTTTTTTGATAAAATAATAGTATTAGAAAGAAAAAATAAAAGATTACAAGCTGAATCATATGCATTTCATCTTAAAATATCTAAAAATAGAACACCTTTACAAACTTGGCATACACAAAAATATTATGAATTAACAGAGGATGATGAGAACGATGTAATAGAATTAGTACATCATTTAGAATCAAAAGCTTTGGAGTTAAAAGTTATTTCAGATAAAGGTTATCCATTATTTTATTATGAAGATTTATTTGTCAATAAAGATATTGAAACAATAAAATGTTTAAATGAATATTGTGAGATAGAATATAATGAAATGTGTATTAATGGGTGGATTAATTCACCACTTAAAAAAGTAAGAATAGAAGAAAAGCTAAATAAATTAATATGAAAAAACTTTGGATATTCGGTGATTCGTTTTCTACTCCATTTGAAAGACAATTATATGCTTCTTGGTCATTACCCTATGTTCAATGGAAAGGATATGTACCTAAAACATTTGGTGATATTATAGGTGATGAGTTAGGGTTAGAAGTCCAACACCTCGCCGAAGGTGCATTAGGTAACGATACTATATTTGAAACGATTTATACAAATGTTCCATTAATCAATAAGGGAGATATCGTTATCATAGGGTGGTCTTCAATGCAAAGGTTTAGATTAGGTAATGATAATAATAAATTTGTAACGGTGATTCCTTCTTTAAAACAATATCCTACTCTATCATTTATATCTAAATCTACAATAGAAGAAGTACTTGTAAATCGTACACTACCAATTTATTACGATGAAATATGTAAAAGAATAATATTCTTGAATTGGTTATTTAAAGATATGATATTGATTCAATGGACACCTTTTTGGGATATGCGTATTAAAATATGGGGTGATAGTGAATTTTCTACAATTACCAATGAAACCGATGGTTTAATAGTGGATGCACATTATTCGGAATTAGGGCATAAACAATTAACGAATAAGTTTTTGGAAATGATTGGTGACGATACATTAAGAAAAACTATTAATTCATTATGTGAAAAAGATAAATTAATATAATGATAGATTTAAAACAATATGTTTGTACGGTTCCGTTTAAAGCATTAGAAATACATGAAAATAAAAATTTTATGTGTTGTGCCAGCTGGCTGAAAAAAGAATTACCTAATGGGGTTCCCATAAAAGAATTATGGAATTCAGCTGAAGCAATCGAAATACGAAAGTCTGTAATGGATGGTTCGTATCGTTATTGTGATAAAAAACAATGTCCATTTTTAGCTAGATTAATTCATTATGATAAAAGTATTTCCGGCCCAATTATTCACATAGATAATTTGAGTGATGAAATGAAAATGAATTACGATACCCAAACTGGTATAATTCCGGTGGGCCCCAAAATAATTCAAATGTCATTTGATAGAACTTGTAATTATAAATGTCCATCATGTAGAGTAGATATGATTGTGGCCAATAGTGACAAGATAAAAAGTGTAAATCTTACAATAGAAGAAATAGAAAATGCATATTCCGATTCGATTGAAACAATATATTGTTCTGGTACAGCAGACCCATTTGCATCCGTATCATATAGAAGTTATTTAAGAAATTTCAATGCAAAAAAATATCCAAATTTAAAATCAATACATCTACATACCAATGCCAGTTTGTGGAATGAAGAAATGTGGGATAGTATGCCAAATATACATAAATATGTTCACAGTTGTGAAATTAGTATTGATGCTGGTACTCAATATACTTATGAAAATGTAACAAGGTTGGGAGGTAATTGGGATAATCTAATTTCAAATTTAAATTTTATTTCAACCATAAAATCTTTACAGAGTGTTAAGTGTTCTTTTGTAGTTCAAGACTCAAATTATAATGAAATGGAAACTTTTTTAAATTTAATATATTCTATATTCAAAAATAAAACAAAAGTATTTTTTGGCAGAATTACCAATTGGGGAACATTTACGGACGGCCAATTTAAATTAATAGATGTAGGTAATGCAACTCATCCAGAACATATGTTATTTTTAGAAGAATTTAAAAAGGTGGCCACCAATCCTTATGTTTTTCATAATATGTATGAATTGATAGATTTGAAAAAATCTTTAATCTAAATTTGGTAATATCAAAAAATTGTCGTATATTAGAGTATTATAAACATTTAAACTCTAAATTATGAAACAAAAAACAGAACAAGAATTAAAGCAAAACTACAATAAGTTTATTGCAATAATTAAAAAATATTTTAAAGGTGAAAGATTGGAGAAATTACTCCATATGTATTCCGAAGAAGAATTGGGTGTCAATCTTACACTATCTACCGCATCTGGCTCAAAACACTATCATAACGCATATATAGGTGGGTATATAGACCACATCTTTAATGTATGTAAGAACGCTCTTAAAATGAGAGACCTGTTCGTAATGCAAGGTGGAGAGATTGATTTCACCGAAGAAGAATTGATATTTAGTTGTCTACATCACGACTTGGGAAAGTTGGGTGTTAAAGGTGAATTACACTATTTACCAAATCAAGAAGAATGGTCTCAAAAGAAATACGGAACTTTGTTTGTTCGTAATGAGAATATCCCATATATGACTTTAACTGATAGAACTTTCTTTACATTGAACCACTATGGTATTCAGTATAATGAGAAGGAATATTTCGCAATCAAACTTACTGATGGTATGTATGACGAAGATAATCAAAAGTATTTAGCAGGTCACGATTTGAAGAAACAATTAGTTTACAAACTGCAATTTATTATGCATTGGGCAGACCATATGTCTACAATCATTGAAAGACAAGATAACATAATTTAATGTCAAAATGTCAAAAGTAGTCCTTTGGTATAGTATTTGGACTATATAGAGTATTATTAACTAAAAACATTTATATTATGTACATGATTGATTACAGTAAATTGTTCGAAGAATTTTTTCCAATCGAACAATCAAAAACAAAAACAACTTATGTTCAAAACAAATTCGCAGTAGACATTAAAGATGAATCTGCAACAATTGCATTGTCAGTATTAGGACACAATCCTGATGACATTGAAATCAATTGTTTTGAAGACAAGATTGAAATTAAAGCCAAAAAAACACAAGAGGACAAAGAAAATCCTTTCAATCAATTAATTTCAGACATTGAAGAAAGAGTTACCGTAGGTAAAAACTTCGATGGCAGAAAGGCAAAGGCTGAAATTAAAAATGGTATTCTCTTAATTACTATTGAAAGAAAAGAAGAGTCCAAACCAAAAAAATTAACCCCGAAATTAGGTTAATTCAGTTATTTTTCGTATATTGAAAAGGTAGGAGATTAAACACTTCTACCTTTTTTATTATAAAACAAATATTTATTACTATGATATACAACGAAAAAATACAAATGTTATTAGAATCTTTAGACGGAAAGTTAAGGATTTTACAAAACGGAATTACTGGTGCACAATCAATGTCACCATCAGTTGCTCACACTACTTTGGAAGATGCAAGAAAGATAGTAGAGAGAGTTGCCGAATTAACCAGAATCAATCGATAAATGAATTGGCTTAAATATTTAGTCGGATTTTCTGCACTAATTATTGCCGGATGTGCAGCTTACTTCTCCGTAACCGGTTTAGGTGTTCTATTTAGTGGAGCAGCCGTATCAGTTATGGTAATGGCCGGTGCATTAGAGTTTGCAAAGTTAGTTGCAGCAACTTATCTTAAACAAGAGTGGGAAAACATAAAGGGATTTAATAAGTGGTATTTGACCTCTGCCGTTGCATTACTGATGTTAATCACCTCTGCGGGTATATTTGGATATCTTTCCAATGCATTCCAATCTCAGTCCTTAAAATTGCAACAGGTAGATAGAGAAATTTTAGTCTATACTACAAAAATTGACCAAAATACCATACAACTCAATCAATTAAACACACAATTGGGTCAATTATCATCAACTCAAAGCACAATTTTAGACAAAGGTAAGATAAATTCTCGTCTTTTACGTTCAATTGATAATAAAGATAAGCAAGTTGCTACAATTAACAAAAAAATTGAGATTTTACAAACTGAAAATGCTAAAAATAATGAAAAAATCAACGAAATTAAGACTTCAAACTTGGATTTAGAAAAAGAAGTCGGTGGATTTCGATTTATTGCGGAAGCATTTGGTATGGAATTGAAAAATGTGGTAAAATTCTTCATATTTTTGATTGTAATTGTATTTGACCCATTAGCAGTTGCGTTAATTATTGCATTTAATGGTTTAATTTTACAAAAAAAGAAAGAACAAAAGCAACATATTGTTGATATAATGGAAAATGACGAAAAATTAGGGTTATATGAGGTTTATGGAGATAATATTTTTAACGAAAACGAGAAAAATGAGATTAACGAAACGAATGAAATTACATCTGTTAGGATTCCTATTGACTTGGATGGTGATGGAAACATTGATGGATATGATACAAACTCTGACGGACTTATAGATGAATTTACTCCAAAGTCATCAGGTAGAGCAAGAGAAATACAGCATAAATTACCATATTATGCAAAAAGCGATTTTGATTGGAATGATAAATCAAAATGGATAAACGACCAGAACGCTATTAATTTTTGGTTGAAATATAAAAAACAGCAAGAAGAAGATTTAGTTAAAACTTACTAATTATTTGGTAATTTAGAATTATTTTCGTATATTAGAAATACGAAATTATAATTTATGAAAAAATATGCATTATTCATCGGAAGATGGCAAACGTGGCACAAAGGTCATGAGTGGTTAATTAATCAACAATTAGAAAAAGGAAAAAATTGTTGGGTTGCAATTAGAGATGTACAAAAGGATGAAAATAATCCAAAATCAGCACAAGAAGTATTACAAGAATTACAAAAAGAATCATTTTTTACAAACAATTGGGATAAAATAATGTTATCAATTGTTCCAGATATTGAATCGGTAAATTATGGTAGAGGGGTTGGTTATGAAGTGATTTATCACGAACCTCCTACCAATATTGAAGTAATTAGTGGAACTAAAATTCGTAAAGGTGAAATTGAGAAAGATGGTAGTAGAGCGTAAAAGACACATTGCCAAAACCATTTCATATCGTATTGTATCAACTTTAATCGGATTTGGTATAATGTGGTGGGTAAGTGGTGATATTAAGGTAGGAGCGGCATTTGGGGTGGCAGAATTAGTATATAAACCCATTCAATATTACTTACATGAAAGAATATGGTATAAATTTATAAAATACGGACTTAAAAAATAAAAAATGAAATTAGTAACAGACAAAAATCAATTTGGTTTAGAAACAGCCGAATTTAGAGAATATTTAAAAACACCATGTCCTAGAACGGAACTTACAACATTAGAAGTGGATACATTGGAGTCAACTTTAATTGAAGGATTAAAATTACATCCAGGTTTGGGAATATCCGCAACACAATTGGGAATTAAAAAGAGAGCTTGTTATATTAAATTTGGAGATGAGGAATTATTTTTAGTCAATCCATTTATTAAAGAAAAATCAAAAGAAGGTTTTATATTTTATGAAGGATGTTTATCAATTCCATCTACATTAACATCACCAATACGAACTATACGGGCTTCTAAAATTATCATACAAACTGATAACTTAGGTGAATTAACATTTGAAATTAATCCCGAAGGAGATAAGCAAAACGAACAAGTTTCGGTGGAAACAATGATGACGGTTATAGTTCAACATGAAATCGACCATTTAGACGGATTTACTATTAAAGATAGAGTTTATAATACACAAGTTGTAAAAAAAGTAGATTTTGGTAGAAATGAAAAAATTGTAATGAAATCACCACAAGGTGAAATGATTGAAGTTAAATACAAACACGCAAATAAATTATTTTTACAAGGATACGAAATCGTTTAATTATGTTATACACAATAATCACAATATTATCAGTATTATTAGTTGCATTATCATTTGCAATTTATAATCTTTTAAATAAATTAGAAAAATACGAAGATATCATTGAAGAAAATGATATTTTTTTACAAACCGAGTTAGAAAGAAACGAAGCATTACTGGAAGCATTGAGACTAATTGATAGTCGTGAAATGTTTGAGAAGGATGATGAAGTAGGTTCTATATTTTATCAAATTAAAGAAACTATCGAAAAATTCAAAAAACAACAAAATGCCAATTAGAAAAAAAAGGGGCCCTAATCGTCAATACTTTACAAAAGATACCGAAGATGCTATTATTGAATACAATCTAACCAATGACCAATATATTAAAGATAAATTGTATAGAGAAAGAATTGCATCTGCATTTGATAAGCTTGCAGAGATAGTTTACAATAAATGGAAATTTACTTATTTTGATGATGACCCGAAAGATGTAATGGCAGAGGTTGTTACATTTATGATTGAAAAAATTCATATGTATAAAAGTGGTAAAGGTAAAGCGTTCTCATACTTTACTATTGTTGCAAGAAACTATTTGATTTTAAATAATAATGCAAATTATAAACGATATAAAGATACGGATATAATGTCCGGCTTACCAGAATCATTTGATACAGAAAATAATTTTAGAGAAGAACAAAGAAATGATGAACATAGAATTTTTAATGTTAGAATGTTACAATATTGGGATAAACATTTAGAAAACTATTTTCCAAAGAAAAGAGACTTACAAATTGCAGATTCTGTATTAGAATTATTTAGAAGAGCAGAGTATATAGAAAATTTTAATAAAAAATCACTTTATCTACTTATTAGAGAAATGACCGGCCACCCTACACATTACATAACCAAAGTTGTCAACAAAATGAAAGAAAGACAAATGGAATTATATAATGAATTTGACAAAGATGGTGATATTAAAATATAACATATGATACAATTAGGTTTATCAGGATTTTACCACGATTCAGCAGCTACAATCGTTATAGATGGTAAAGTAATTTGTGCTATTGAAGAAGAGAAACTATCTGGAATTAAACATGATAGTTCTTTTCCGTTTAAAGCAATTCAATGGTGTTTGGAATACACAAAGATAACAATTGATGAGATTGATATGGTTTGTTGGTATGAAGACCCGAATTTAAAATATGAAAGAGTTAAAGAAACAATTGGTAAATGGGGTGGTTTAAGATTTCCAATGAAATGGAGAAACTTTAATAAACGATGGAATCAAACCGAAGGTAATTTAAAAGGAATATTGAAATCTATTGGATATGAAGGAATTATTACTTATACACAACACCATTTATCACATTTAGCACTATCTTACTACACATCACCATTTGATAAAGCAATAGGTTTATCAATTGATGGAGTTGGTGAATCACATACTATATATGCAGCAATGTGTGATGACATAGGCTTTCATAAAATACAAACATTACACTTTCCACATTCATTGGGTTTAATCTATTCGGCATTTACTGCTTATTTAGGATTTAAACCAAACGAAGGTGAGTATAAAGTAATGGGATTGGCACCATATGGTGATAATCAAAAATATAATAACATATTTGACAAAGTTGTTACTACTGGTGGTGAAATTGACATCGTAAAGATGGATATGTCTTACTTTACATGGCATACATCCGATAACGATATGTTTAATGATAAGTTAATTGATTTGATTGGGTTTCCACCAAGATTTAAAGATGAACCCATTGAACAACATCACAAAGACTTAGCTGCATCATTACAAAAATGGTATGAAAGTGCTTTATATTTTATTATCAATAGAATTACCAATATTTGGGAATGTGAGAATTTGGTGTTGGGCGGTGGATGTGCATACAACGGAACTGCCAATGGTAAAATAAAAACAGCTACGTCAATCAAAAATGTTTGGATTCCATTTGCTCCATCGGATGCGGGTTCTGCAATAGGTGCATGTTTATATCAACATCACATTCTATTGGGTAATCCAAAAGTAAAAGGTGGTGATAATCAATCTCCATATTTGGGTGAAGAGTGGAGTAGTCCTGAATTACTTAAAATTATATTACAAAACAATAGAAGTAAGGTTATAATGCATGATACCCATCAGACATTGTGTAAAGAGGTTGCAAAATTAATTGAAGAAGGTAATATAGTTGGTTGGTTTCAAGGTAGAACCGAATTTGGTGCAAGAGCATTAGGTAATCGTTCTATATTAGGTAATCCACATTTGTCCGACATTAGAGATAGAATTAATAAGGTTGTCAAAAAGAGAGAAATGTTTAGACCATTTGCTCCATCGGTTACACATGAAGATTATCAAAAGTATTTTCTATCAGAAGAAGATGTTCCCTATATGAATCAGGTTGTCAAAGTTAAAAAGGATGTAAACATTCCGTCAGTAACCCATGTTGACAATTCTGCAAGGATACAGACACTTAAAAGAGAAGATAACCCACTTTACTATGACTTATTAAAGGAGTTCGAAAAACTAACAGGAACACCTATTCTATTGAATACATCGTTTAACTTAAAAGACCATACAATGACAAATGACCCACAAAAAGCAATTTGGACATTTCATAATTGTGATATGGATTATTTAGTATTGGGTAAATTTTTGATTAGTAAATAATTATTAGTAGGTAAATAACAAATATGGCAAACGAATTTCAATTATTTGATGGTAAAAACTTATCATCATTGTTTAAAGATATATACGAAAATCAACAAAACAAAAAGAAAAACATTTCCGAATTGATAGAATCTTTGAGGAAATTAATTCGTAATGTTGGTGAAGCAACTGTAATTGCACCAATTATAAAAGACTTAATTGAGGTATCGGTTAAAAACGATGACCACTTAATTAAACTTGCAACTATTGCACAAAGACTTGCAGCTGCTGAAGCTAAGGGTATTGGTGAAGATGGTTGGTTAAGTGAAAACGAAAAGGCTCAATTACTGGCAGATATGGAAGATACTATAAATGCAGTAGAAGAAAAGACAAAAGAAAAAATGGGTGATTTAGAAATAGAAATTGAAGAAATTAAAACTAAATTATAGATGTACGACAATATAACTACAAACTCCGAATTTACTGGCGATAGTGGTAATAGTATGAATATATTTCTAGCGAATGTTAGAAAGGTATATACAAAAATTCAAGAAATAAAAGATGATAAGCTTGAATATAATATTAGTGCAAGTGTAATTTATAATGATAATAAATATAAAGACAAAGACCCTGATGTTAGATTTTTAGGTGCTATTCAATTTCAAAGAGAGTATTCGATTCGTTTAGAAGATTACGCTATTCCGTTTGATAAAAATAATGTAACATATCCAATTGTAGGTGAAACTGTTTTAATTTTGGATATTGGTAAACAACATTTTTGGTTACCATTTTCAAATACACAATATCCAAATTATAGAGAAGATTTAAAAACTACAATTGCAAGTGAACCGGTTGAATATATTGGAACACCAAAAACAGACCAAAACTATTCAGCTGCACAAACTACCGGTATACCTGAGAAATCAAATACAAGTAAACAAAAAAATAAAAGAGAATATAAAGTAAACGAAAAAATACATTTCTTACAACCCAGAATCGGTGATACATTTATAACTGGTAGAGTAGGTAATACTATTAGATTTTCTGAATTTTTTTTAACTGAGGATGGTAAAACTTCTTCACCTGGTATATTCATTCGTAATAAACAAAATCCAAGTTTAAATAGTAAAAAATTGGGTGAATTGGTTGATGAAGATATTAATAAAGATGGAACATCTATTTACCTAACATCTGGAAAAATAAAAGTTCCATTTAAAGAAACTATTGGTAAATCAAAAACAGCATTTTCAGGATACCCATCATCTGGCAACCTAACAGGTGACCAACTGATTGTAAATTCCGATAGAATTATTTTATCAGCAAAAGCAAGTGAGTTTATTATATTTGGTAAAGGCAACACCGGTGTGATAACTGATGGTGTTTTTTCAGTAGATGCAGCAAGTTCTATTTATGAACATTCGGATGGTGACATTACATTACATACTGGAACTAAAATATATTTGAATACTGAAGGTAGTGGACAAGTATATTTGGGAAGTGATAGTGGTGCCGGCGATGCAGGGGCAGATGTTCAACAAATGGTATTGGGTGGTGAGTTAGTTGATGTATTAACTTCACTAATAGATTTGATTGCAAATCAAGTATTTTACACTCCCGCAGGCCCATCTGCAATTGGGCCAGTTAATACTCCCGCATTTAAAGAATTACAAGGAAAATTGGATGTAATATTATCTGCAAGAAATTTCTTAAGTAAAAACTAATTTAAAATGGTGTACATTCCTATTACAAGTCGCCATGGTGCAGAAACAGCAACATTAAATAGAAAGCAAGAAAAAGCTAAAAATGATGCTTTAAAAAAACAATACAAACAAGCCGAAACTAAAAAAGAAACCAAAGCTACTAGAAAGAAAGCAATGGCCGATGCGGCAGATAAAAAGAAAAAACAAATAGAATCCTCTGGTAGTTGGGGAATGTTCTATTTAAATATGAGAACATTTTTAACAAAAGATAATCCGGTAGCTTTGTTTGGCATGGAGTCTGAAACTTTAAATACAGCGACAAAGAGTTTTAAAAAATATCAAAATTTTATAAAAAGAAAAAGAGCATTATCATATGATAGAAGAACTGGTAAAGTGGCCGTTGATTTTAAAATTGGTGTTAAAATTTTAAAAAAACAAGCTAAAGAAATTGCAGATGGTTCTGCAGAAAAAGAAAATACAAAAAGAAGTTCGGGCGCTGAACATGTTCTAAATTATTTAGAAACCGCAGAGTGGGTTGAAACCTTTTTAACAGAATATGAAAGCGTTATTGTGGGTGGCTTTATAGCTTTTCCTGGAATGTTACATGTCGAACAATCTGGATTTAAATCAACCAATTTTGTAGAAACTAAAACATCACCCAAATTTGGTGAAAAAAATATATTTGGTGGTCAAAAGAAAAACTTTAAAATAAAATTTAAAAAGAAATCCATTGCTAGTTTAATAAATTACGGACTAAATGAAGCAAATCAAGCTCTAGCTGGTCTAATGATTGAATCAATTAAATATGACCCAAAGGGAGATTTGATGCAAAAAGTTGCACTTATTATAGTAGCTTGGTGGGCATTTAGACAAATGAATAGAGATGATACACCAATCTTTGCAACCCCACCCGCATTGAGAACTCCTGGAGATAGAACTATTATGAGTTTTTGTATTTTTCCTGGAGTTTTTATTCCTGTTCCGTTGCTACCAGCTGGGACTGTTGACCAATGGTTACTTAGTTTTATAGTAAATGCAAATTTACACTTATTAACACTTATTGGTACACATATAACGTTTCATAAAACATCATTAACCGGTATACCAATACCGGTGATGGTAACTCCTTGGGCCGGTTATATAACAAAACCATTTGCTATTCCTGTAATTAATCCATTTAGTAAAAGTCTTAAGGAGATGGTAAAAAATCCTAAAGAGTTATTTGAGGAAGTAAAAGAAAATCTTATTGATTATGGATTAGAAGAAGGTGCAACTTCCGTATTAGAACAAATAAGTGAAAAAGGATTAACAGGTGCAATCGACTCAGGTGTTCAATCGGTACAAACTGGATTAAATACAACTATACAAACAGTTAAAAGTGCTGTAAATCGTGGTGGTGGGTAATTTTTAAACTTTAGATATTTATTACTAAAACATATATAAACAATTATTATGAAATCAGAAATTTTATTAACTTTAATTAAAGAAGTTGTTAAAAACGAAGTTAAGTTACAAGTAAAAGAAGAACTTGTTAAACTTATCAAATCTGGTGCAGTTACATTAAACTCACAAAAGAAATCAGCTACTCCATCATTAAGAGAGATGACAGAAGTTACACCTACACCGGTTAAAAGACAACAAGTTATTCAGCAAAGACCTCAAATACAAAAGGAGTTTACAAAAGACCCTATGATTAATGAGATTTTAAACATGACTCAACCATTTACTGCTGCACAACGTGTGGAAGGTGGCCAAGGTGGTGGAAGTGTATTAGATATGATACAACCACAAAAAACTATGGAAGGAGATTGGGAAACAATGGATTATAGAGAGGGTATTCAAATTCCTAAAAACATTCCACAACAATTCGAATCAACCGGTGATGGTTTACAAGATGCAACAATAAAAGCATTGACAAGAGATTATAGTGAATTAGTAAAAAGATTTAAATAATAAATGGCAATTGATTTAGGTAAAATACCGGTTAACGACTTAGTTCAAAATGAAAATAAAGCACTAAGTATTGGATTTTCTAATTCAAATAAGGATGGTGTATTTCAAAAAAATTATACAACTAGAAAACAACTTGCAGAAAATATTAAAAATCTCATTTTAACAAAAAAAGGTGAAAGAATTATGAACCCTCTTTTTGGTTGTGATGTTCATAGAGTTTTATTTGAACCATTTATTCCAGGACAAATAGAAAATAAAATTCAACAATCAATAGAGCAGGCTGTAAATTATTGGATACCTGAAGTTAATATTGAAGAAATTGTTTTCGATTTTGATGATAAAGATATTGATAATCATTTAATTAATTTAAATGTAGTATTTTCATTGGTAATTAATCCTGATATAACAGACAGTATTCAGGTAACAATAAAAGAATAAAATAAAAATGGCAATTAAACCTTTAAATAAATCTTGGGGAACCGGTAAAGATATAAACTATATTGGTAAAGATTTTTCAGCATTTAAGCAAAATTTGGTAAATTTTACACAAACATATTTTCCAGATAGTTATGCCGATTTTTCCGAAGCTTCACCTGGTACCATCTTTATTGATATGGCATCATATGTTGGTGATGTTCTTTCATTTTATCAAGATACACAATTAAAGGAATCTATGTTAGCAAATGCTACCGAACGTAAAAACGTTGTGGCACTTGCACAAACAATGGGATATAAACCAAAATTAACATCACCCGCAACTACAACTATTAAAGTTTATCAAATTGTTCCATCATTAGGTGCGGCCGGTAACTATGGTCCAGATTCTAAATTTTATTTAAAAATAAAAGAGGGAATGGAGATAAAGTCTAATAGTAGTTCCGATATTATATTTAGAACAACCGATTCGGTTGACTTTGAAAACGAAATAGATAGAGAAATAAGTGTATATGAAAGAGATGCAACGGGAGTTCCTACACAATATTTAATTAGTAAATTAGTAAAGGCAATATCAGCAAGTGAAGTTTCTACTACATTTATGATGGGTGGTGATGTTGATTATCCAACTTTAACATTAACTGATACTAATATTATTCATATAGTTTCTGTTACGGATAGTAGTAATAACAAATATTATGAAGTTCCTTATTTGGCTCAAGAGAGTATATTTGTTGAACAACCCAATATGGAATATAATGGTGAATTATATACATCTTCATCGGTGGTTCCATATATTTTAGAAGTTCAAAAAGTTCCTAGAAGATATTCGGTAAAATTAAATGCAAATAATACAACCGATTTACAATTTGGTAGTGGTGATATTACAATGAATGATGAAATCATTTTACCAAATACAAAAAATATAGGATTAGGGTTAGCAAATTCAATTAATAGATTAAACCAAGGAATTGACCCATCTAACTTTTTAAAAACAAATACATTTGGTATTGCACCTACAAATACAACATTAATTGTAAAATATTTAGTAGGTGGTGGTATTAATTCTAATATAAACAAAGGAGATTTAACCAATATTACTAGATTAGAATATGAAGAGGATTTATTATCTTTAAACGATGATAACTTAAGAATATATAATCAAATTAAAACAACATTGGCAGTTGAAAATATTGAGGCTGCAGTAGGTGGTAGAGGTGCAGAGTCTATTGAAGAAATTAGACAAAACGCTTTGGCAACATTTGGTTCTCAAAATAGAGCAGTAACAAGACAAGACTATGTTGTTAGAGCTCTATCAATGCCAGCAAGATATGGTAGTGTTGCAAAAGTATATGTTAGTCCAGATGGTGAAATTGATAACAATTCTCCATCTTCTATTTTAGCAAGTCCTAATAATATTGCAGAGTTTACAAATTTAGTAGACTCAATGAAAGGAATGGCCAAATCAGAAATTCAAAAAGAATTGGTTAAATATTTAACACAAAAAAAGAGTGCAATTGCAGAGGTGAATAACCCATTTGCAATAAACATGTATGTTTTAGGATATAATAGTGATAAAAAACTAACACAATTAAATCAGGCAATTAAACAAAATCTTAAAACATATTTGGGTGAATATAGAATGATTACCGATGCGGTAAATATGATTGACGGATTTATAGTTAATATTGGATGTGATTTTGAAATAATTAGTTATTCCAATTATAATAAAAGAGAAGTTCTTGCATCTTGTTTAGCAGAAGTTCAATCTTATTTTAATATAGATAATTGGACATTCAATAAACCAATAAACATTTCGGAAATAGAATTATTACTTGCAAATGTAGAAGGAGTTATGAGTGTTCCATCGGTTAAAATATACAATCTATGTGCGGGAGACGGAGAATATTCACCAAATAGATATAATATTGATGAAGCTACAAAGGGAAAGATAGTTTATCCATCTTTAGACCCATGTATCTTTGAAGTAAAATATCCAAATAAAGACATAAAAGGGAGGGCATTATAATGCATAAATTATACACATCATCATATGACGCTAGTATCTACTTACAACAACCCGAACAAAATTCAGGTAGAGATGAGATATTGGAAGTAGGTAAACTTTATTATGGTTCTACAAAAGATTTAGCCAGAACATTGATTAAATTCGATGTTTCAAATTTAGAAACAGGTAGTGGGTGGAAAACATATTTAAATTTAAAAGCTGCTGGGTCTGAGGAAATTCCATTGCAATATACATTATTTGCAAATGCAGTTTCACAAAGTTGGACAATGGGAACCGGTACTAAATTCGATAATATAACATCGGATGGTATTAGTTGGAAATATAAAAACGGAGTAGATAGTTGGCAAGATAATACAATTGGTGGAACTGCATATTATGTAGCTGGTACAACCGGTTCATCAAACGCAGAAGGAGGTACATGGTATACGGCATCACAGGCATCACAATCTTTTAATTATGAAAGTGATGATATTAAAATGGATGTAACTAATATTGTTAAATTGTGGGTTAGTGGTTCTTTACCAAATAACGGATTTATTATTCATCATAATTTTGCAGCTGAAGAGGATGTATTGGATTATGGTGTTCTTAAATTCTTTTCGAAAGAGACACACACTATATATGAACCAACATTAGAAGTAGTTTGGGATGGCAGTTCATTTGCACCAACGGGGTCAATAACGGCAATGCCAGTGGATAATTTTAAAGTATCAATTACCAATTTAAAATCAAAATATACCGCAAATAGTAAAATAAAAATCAAAGTAAGAGGTAGAGAATTATTTCCTATTAAAGATTTTGCAACTACATTCAATTATAGTGATGTAAAATATTTACCACAAACATCGTATTATCAATTAGAAGATTATTTAACTGAAGAGGTTATATTTCCATTTGGTAATTACACAAAAATAAGTTGTGATTCAAATGGTAGTTATTTTATATTAGATTTACAATCATTACCAATTGATAGAATTTATAAATTAAAATTAAAAGTTGTAATAGATGGTATAGATTATATATCTGATGGAAAATACACATTTCAAATAATTTAACAATGGCACTAACTGCACTTGAAACGATTGCACAAAAATTACAAGAAGAAAGAAGTAATAGATTAGAATCTATATTAATTTCATCTGGTTCGGAAGCTATTGCTAAAAACGAATATAATGTAACAATTGTTGATAATAAAAACGTCGCGTCCTCATTGATATTTAAAGAATTAAATAAAGATAAATACGATGAAGACGAAATTAAAAAAGCAATTAATGTAAACGTCATCGAACTAAAACCAAATATTCCGGAACCAAATTTAAATTTAATTCCCAAACCAATTTATGATAAACTATCTTTACAATATGCTGATTTACAAAAACAATATAATGATTTAGATACAATTTATCAAGTTGCTGTTAATGAAATACAAAGGTTAGATAATGAGGTTAAGAGGGTAACTATTGAAAAATTAACAATAGAACAAAAAGATGATTTAATTGCAAATCAAATGGAAACATTAAAAGATACATTAAATCTTTTTACAGACCAAATTCAAACTGCAGTTCAAAAATCGGTGGAAGAATCAATATTAAGAACATCACTACAATCACAAAACTCAGGATATAAAGTTCAAATTGAAGCATTGATTAAACAAATTGATTCATTAAATTCAATTATTGAAGGATTACAAGCACAATTGGGTGCAGTCCAACAACAACAGGCTATTACAACAGGAACACAGGCACAAGCATTAGCGGGTGGTGCAGATGTGATAAATGAAGTTGTTATTTTAAAAATTAACGGCCCATCTAACGATAAAGAATTTAAAATTGCATCAAAACAAAACGCAAAAAGTGGTGATACTAAATGGAATAGTGGCGGTATCTTAGATTTTACAAACAATGATAAAACACCGGTAACCATAACATTAAGTCATGCAAATCCATCTGGATTTAATACAAATTGGATGGCATTTCCTAAAGGCAAATCTTTTCCAATTGCAGCTGGTGCGAGTGAGACTGTTGAATTGGGAATAATTGGTAAAGCAGGTGAGGGTAAAGATTCTAAGAAAAAAACATTTGGATGGAGTGGTTCTACTGATTACAAATCGGAACTAACTGTTACAGTAACAAAAGGTGATGGCAAATCGGCATCAAAATCATATCCAACTAAATATACAAAAAATCATCCAGATTCATATTAATAGATTATGAGTATTAAAAAATATACAAACTTTGAACAAATTGATGTAAACACAGATAACAAAGGAAAATTTTTGTTAGCAGATGATTTATTTATAGTTTCAAAAAATGAAATACAAGAAACCGATTTTGGTGATTGTAAATATGATGTAATGGAAGTTTCCGTATACGACATCAATAGTAATTTATTACCACAAAAATCTGGTAATAATGTTGCTTATATAAAGAAGGGTGAGATTAAACATTACATGCATTCTATCATAAATAAAGGTGGTTTAAAAGAATTAGCAATTGATGCAGAAAAATTATTAAATGATTTAGGATTTACAAATGGTATTCTTAAACTTAATATAAATTTTGTTAGAAATAGAGTAGGAACGGATAATTTATTAACAAGAGTATGGATACAAGAAATTTCTCCTTCAAGAGAAGAAATTCGTATTTTACCTTTGAAAACAAAAGATGAAAATATAAATTCAATTACAAATAGAGAATTTAATAATTTACAAAACTTAAGTAAAGATTTTAAATATTATAAAAAATCACTATTAGATTCGATATATGCATTTGAAGGTAGTTTTTTAGAAGGAATCGATTCAGCATTACAAACTCAATTTGGTAAAGATTTTTTTAATGTATTAAAAAAAGATTTTGGTTTAAGTAAGTTTCCAGATTTTAGAAAAAAAATATATGTAGATTTTCAAACATCGGTAAATTATTATTTAAACAATAAATACTATAATATTACTGAATCAAAATTTGGTAAACCATCTGAAGAACGATTTGATGATTGTGACCAATATGATTTCAATATATTGACAAATGAAATTAAGAAAATATTATTTGAGTGTGTTGATTTTAATATTAAAACTTTAAAAAGAAGACCGGTTGAAATTAAAACCCTTCCTAAAGAATTTGCAATAGTAGAATTAAGAAAACAAATTGCAAATAATTTAGAAACATTTAAAACTCCGACTACATTTGTAAGAAATGTATACGATGGTGACAAAGTTCAAATTAATTTAAATGACACATTTGTTGGTGAAGTTCCTATTAAAAAAGAACCGGTTGCAAAACCACAAATTATAGAACCAGCAGTTATAACCGAACCAATAGTAGTTACTGCACCTGCACCGATAGAACCACCGGCCCCAAAAGTGGTTTTACCAACTCCTAGTCAGGGTGGTGGCGGTGGAAGTATCTACCGAGAATATGATACATTGGACAGACAGAATTTGCCAGGTGGTGGAATGGGTAGAGAACGAGTGGAATTTACATAATATAAGATATTTATAAAAAAAGAATAAATGGGAGTAAAGCATTTTAAACAATATAAGGCCAATGTTCAGGATATGATGGGTGGTGAACTAACAAATCCATCATGGGATGGTATCGGCCAATATGAATCGTTTCCCAATTTATCAGGCGGTAGTACGGGTGGTGGTGGTTATACTCCTCCAGTTGAACCAAATCAAACTTTTATACCACCATCGTATACATCAAATGATGCAGGTGCATTAAAAATATATTTAACTTCTCCTGAAAATTCTCAATTTGAAAGAGATGGTTCTAACATTGGTGTCGGTTTATCGGTAGTAGATACATTTGCCCCATCAACCACATTTGGAAGTAGTAGAACATATAAAGCAATATCAAATAATAAAACAGCTGAAAATTATTTTACAGTAAGTGTTTCTAAAAAATACTCATATAACTCCGAATTAAAGTTCACAAATTTTGATTTAAACATAAATCCATATTCATCTATGTTTGGTGGTATGGGTGGTAATACCGGGTTTAGTGGGTTATCCGAATATGGAACATATAATAACTCATTTAAGTATAACTACAAACCATCATTAACGACAAATGATGTTTTATTTACGGAAGTAATTGCAATACAAGAATTTATATTAAATACCGATGGAACTTATGCATCATCTGAAAGGCGATTAGATTCGACATCAGGAACAATAAATTTAGAATTTAAATTTAAAGCAATTTCAAAAGAAAATAATGTTCCGGTTGAACCCGTTACACCTGCTATAATAAATTATGAAATTGGATTTTCTTCTAATTTCAAAAATGAATTGGGCGATATATTAAAATTAAATTATGAAATATTAAATAATTCTAGTGGGAAGGTAGATTTTGGAACAATTTCATTAGCAGATGGTAATACTAATAATAAAAGTATAAATAAATCGGTTTTAGAAAATTCAGATGTTAATTTATCAATTGTTGGTGACATATCCACTTCGTATTTATATAAAAACATATACTACACATCACTAACCGTTGCACAAAATAGTCCGGAGGGTGATTATTCAAAATGGAATTCGGTTGGTAAAGCATTCAAATTAACAGGTAAAGAATTATCATCCGGTATAGTTGTTGTTGCAATATTGGAAAAAGAAATCAATGTAGCTACACCTGTTATTATGGTTTCCGAAACTCAATATAATGTACAAGTAAAGGATTCCGATTTAGAAAAAGAAATAAGAATTGCATTTAGAACGGAAAATGCGGATGAGGTAATTGCATACACATCAACCGACAAATATATTCTAACCGAAGCAGGCGTTGGGTATGTAAGTTTATATTTTCAAAAAGACTTCAATGAAGTTTATGGAACTAAAAAGGTCATACTAACCCCAACATCTAAATTATACGGTACCGGACAAAGAGTAGAAATTTTAATCACATTTACGGCTATTAATGACTACCCCTCAATAACTCAGGTATTGTTTCCAGAAGTAATTGATGTTCCATCTTTTTCGGATTTGCAAATAGAATGGGAAGTAGAATATAACACATTTGCAACCAGTTTTGTTGATGTTTTTTTACTTTTAAAAGATAAAACAAAAGTAGGATTATTTGAAAAATTAACACCAAATGGTTCTTTTAAAATAAATTTAAGAAATTTATCTGACAGATTTCCTCAATGGAATGGTAGTGATAATATAACATTATATTTGTTACCAAGAAATAATGGAGGTGCGGAAGCTTTAAATGGTAATGAATATGAAGTTGTAACTCAGATATTTTACCCATCTATATATTTGGATGAAAATTCTATAAAAAAATCTATTTATGATGCATTTATAAATAAATTATCATTTATAGAGCCGGAGAAAGATAGTAAATATTTAACTCATCTTGCAAATTTTGGTGACGATGAACAAATATTAGTGTCATCGTATGAGGAAGATAATTGGACATTATCATCTAAAAAGAAAGATGAATTAGGAAATGAAATAGTTGATAAAGAAGTTAAATCTATTATATTAAAATTATATTCACCCATTCCGGCAAATATAAATGAAAACTCTACATTTTGGATTACAAAATTAATGAGTAATCCTTTGATAGAAACAATAATTTTAAATGAACAAGATACTTTAAAATGTCCACCAATAAAGGGGCCTAATTTTAATATAGAAGTTGATTTTACTACTGGTAAATCTACTACATATGAATCTTTAGATAATTTAATATTAAGTAGTTCGACATCTGCAAATAGTTTAGTTACAACGTATTTAAGTTCGTCATTATCGTATCAAGACGATTTAAATATAGATTATGCATCTGGTTCAAATCCATTAGAAGGATATTTGTGGGATAATTTTGTTCATTTTAGTTCAGCAAAAGAAAGAGTAGATAATTTTGTTTATAAAGTTCAATTAATTGAAAAATACGAACAATTAATTACATCAGCATCAACCAATTATACGGGTGGGCCCTCAGGCTCATATGTAAATGAATTGGTATCAAAGCAAGAAGTTGAAAAACAAATAATAAAGAAAAATCAAATACTTCAAGGATTTGACGGTTTTGAAGCATTCCTATATACATCATCTTCTTTGAGTTGGCCACATGATATTGGTGGTAATAGATTATATCATACAAATACAAATGTCACCAATTGGTATGCATCAGCATCGGTTGCAGCTGAGACATTTGATTTAGAAAATCCTAATTGGGTTATGAATAATATTCCAACATTTATCAATGATGTTGAAAATTCCGAAAGTTTTCATTTATTATTGAATATGTTGGCTCATCATTTTGATGTAATTTATTATTATACAAAATCCATTGAAAACGGTAGAGGTTTGGGATATAAATCAAAAAATGGTGTTCCTGATAGATTATTATTTGATGTTTTAAAGTCTTTTAATTGGGATGCTAAAAATTTGGCAGATGATGCTAAACTTTGGGAATATGTATTTGGGGTGGATAGTGAAGGCACAACAAAAAATATCAGTCCAGCTAAGCAAAGAACATTTGAAATTTGGAGAAGAATTGCAAACAATCTACCTTACTTACTAAAACATAAAGGAACTCGAAGAGGAGTTTACGCATTATTAAGTTGTTATGGTATACCATCATCTAATCTTTCAATATTAGAATTCGGAGGGCCAGAGGTAACTGATATATCAAAGAGTAAATTGGTAATGGATAATATTACAACCGCTCTTAATATGATAAGTGGTTCTTATATTGAATTTGAATGGAAAAATACTGAAAGAAATAGAAAACCCGATACAATTGAATTTTTTGTAAAACCATATACATCAGGTAATTACAATATTATTAGTGGCAGTGGTGGTATCATATTAAATTTAAGTGGAAGCACAGATAGTAATTATGGAGTTGTAACACTTAATTATAGTGGTTCTGCTATATCGTCATCTTTATTACCTATTTTCAATAATAGATTTTTTGGTATTGGAGTTAGTAGAGAAGTAAGTGGTAGTTATCATAATTTTGAATTAAACATAAGGCAATCTGATAAGGAAAGAACTATATTTCAACAATCATATTCATCGTCTATATTAGCCATATCATCTAGTTGGAATGATGGGTCGTATATTAGAATGGGTAATAATTTTACAGGTAGTGTTGATGAATTTCGTTTATGGAGTACACCATTACAAAAGGAAAGATTCTATGAACACGTTTCGTTTCCTGAAATGATTAATGGTAACCACATTTCGTCATCAACCGATGATTTATATTTCCGTTTAGATTTTGAATATCCTAAAAACTTAAATCAAACATCTTCTTTAATAAATGTGGATACAAATATGTATTTTTCCGCATCATTGACAAGAAATGATTATGAAGATGGAAACTTACAACCCATATATTCACTAAATCCATCGGCATCATTTACGGCAAGTGCGTATGGGTTTACATCTATAACAACTTATCCATACCAATTCGAACCAATAGATAGAAGTGTTGTGTTGGAGATACCTGATGTTGGTTCTACTAGATATTCAACAAATAAAGTAAGATTTGAAGAACAATATACAATGAATGGTAAAAATGTTTCTGAAGGTGTTGATTTATCATCAAAAAATCGTTCTACTAAAAAAGCATTTGACCAATCTCCTACCGATTCTAATAGAGTTGGTTTATTCTTCTCTCCTACAAAGGAATTGAATATTGATATTGCCAAATCATTGGGTGGTGTTAATTTAGATAATTACATAGGTGACCCGGCCGATAGATACAAATCAAATTATAAACGTTTGGATGATTTGAGAAATTATTATTTCCAAAGATTTGATGGTAGAGATATTTACGCATACATTAACTTAATAAAACTATATGAGAAATCTATGTTTGAGGATATTAAGAAAATGTTACCGGCAAGAGTTAAAGCAACTACTGGTTTATTGATTGAACCACACATTTTAGAAAGAAGTAAAGTTTCTCATAAAAAACCAACTGCAGAAGATTATCAAAAAGATGCAACCATACATTTTTCAGATACGACAACATTGACTGCAGACAACGGACAATTGGAAGTTATAATAGATTCAAATTTGGGGGAAAATTTATCTGGTGAAAATGGCCAATTTGAAACATTAATAACTGATACCACAATAGACCAAATTACAGCAAATAATTATCAATATGATTCGTTAATTAATACAAATGATAATTTTGTTTTATCAAGTGATTCATATCAACAATATACAAATATTAATGCAGGGTTGGGTGAACCGACTATATTGACTGAAATTGATTTAATTAATAGTAATATAGTGGTTGGTCAAAGTGACTATGAAACGATTGGGTTTGGTATTTATGCTGAAAGTGGTTCTGCAATTAGAACTTATTATGATACAAATAGAAATATTGTTAAAGAAAGAATTAGAGTTAATTTAGTAACTGAACAAAAGAGTAGAGATATTTTAAAATATAAAACTACAATAAATGGTAGTGGTGACCCTAGAGATGGTTATATATTGACATCTTCGGTTTATACTGAAACCTCTTTGAACATACAACCATTTTCGGGTTCAACTATACCGACAGTTAAAGGTAATATAATTTCGGTAAAACCAGTTAGTGGATATTTATCAACACATTATAGAAATACTTCGGATTTAACAAGAGGATTGGAAAATAGTTTCTTTAAAGGTTCAAAAAACACTGCGGCAACTACTTTAGATGGTAGTTCTCCTATTGAAACCTTTACTACTAACCCTAATACATTGAAAGTAAGTAAAGCAGGTAGAGATGCAAATGAACCAATTTTAGAAGTTGAGTAATAATTTTTATAAAAACTATATTTATTAACAAACGATTAATATAATACTATGGGATATTTAAGTAACACCGAATTAACGGTTGATGCAATTCTTACCAAAAAAGGTAGAGAAAAATTAGCAGCAGGTCAGGGTTTAAACATAACTCAATTTGCATTAGCAGATGATGAGATTGATTACACACTTTATGAACCGGCTCATCCATTGGGTTCTTCTTATTACGATGCAGCAATTAAAAATATGCCTGTATTAGAAGCTAATCCTGATGAAACACAAGTTATGAAATATAAGTTGGTAACCCTTCCAAAAAATACAACAAGAATTCCTGTTGTTGAGTTTGGTGTTCCAAATATTTCAGTTAATCAAAAAAGTGGTGAGGTTGCATTATCTCCAACTACATCTCCAGCTGGTAATAGAAGTTTAGGATATACTATTGTATTATCTAATAAAAATGCAGGTGATATTGTAGGCGAAGGTGTAACATCTGAAATTGGTTCTGTTCCAGTATTTATCGGTGACGATGTATCTGCAACGGCAGCGATTGCAAAAGGATTATCTTTCAAATTTATTCCAAATCCATCTTTAACTTCGACCATCAGAACTACAATTACAGTTTATGGTAACGAAACGGGTGGTTCACAAACAATTCCAATAACAGTAACTTACGTTCAATAATAAAATACCATGGCAGTAATAAGAGACAATAGAGGAGCCCTTTTAGCAAGTAATATATCGCAATACTTAGCAGGTGCAGCAAACACCGCAGGAACTCCCGTAGATACTAGCGAATTAGTTAGAATTGTAAACCAATTTTTAGG